CAAAGCACTTAAAGTATTAAGTGGCATATTGTAGTTAGTCATCGCTTGGGTATATTGCTGTTGCTGTGCTTGATTACCCAAATTAGCATTAGTAACTTGATTAGCAAACTGCTGTTGATTTGTAGCGTTTTGCTGACCCAATGCTTGATTGGAGAACTGACCGCCTGTAATTCCTTGATTAAACAATGAGTTACCGATTTGCTGACCAGCTAATTGTGAGTTAGTAAGCAAGTCGTTTTGACCTTGATTAAAGGTACGCATAGCATTGTCATAAGCTTTTGTGCCTTGCACAATACCTTGATTAGCCAAGGAAGCAGCTTGTGATTCTTTATCTTGAGCCATTTGTGGCTGTAGACGCGCTTGCAAAATCTGATTTGCCTGATCCCAGCCTTGCATACCGCTTGCATAGTTAGGATTGGTTTGATAATTAGCGTTTAAATTAGCTTGACCAGCATTGGTAGTAATAGGGCCTGTTTGCGGGTTAAAACCCTGACCCATTGTTTGCTGAACATTACCAAGTTGAGCATTGATAGTTTGACCAAGACCTAAACTGGTTTGGTTTTGAGTATCTAAAAGTTGCTGACCTGTACCATTTAAACTAGTAACAGCTTGCCATGTAGGATTGCCTTGTGAATCTACGCCATTTTGACTATAGACAAGGTTTCCATATGGTGTATATTGACTTACTCGATTGGCAGAAGTAGCAGCTTGAGCAGCGGCTAAATTACCAGCAGCAGTAGTTTGTGCAGCACCCACATAATCAGGCGCAGGAGGAGGGCTTGGGGGTGACCCAAACAATGTATCCGTAATCGGACTTAAAATTCCACCGCCTCCACCCATATCAATCTCCTTTGAGAGGCGTTTTTAAGTCGATCCATCGACAGTTTTCACGCCTCATAGCTAATATAACTAAATCCCCATCCAAATGGGCATCTTCAATATACGCTTTATCAACAAAACCAAGGTGTCGGTCTAACTTCAACGCTTCTTCATTTGTAGAAGCCACTGACGCTAGTATAACCTTAACTTTCAATATGTTAAAGGGGTAATCGAAGCAAGCCCACAGCAAATCCCTACTAATCCAATTTGGCACAATAGCGGCTGTGTGCATCATGCAAGACTTATCTAAGATATTGTCATAAGCCACTACAGCCTTTATTTCTCCATCGATTTCTTGACCTATAAAAGTCGCATAATCGCTAAATTTAGTACCTAAAACGCCTGTAATCCATCCCCTTAAATAAGGCTGGTTTTCAGTGGTAACCCTACGCATTAAAGAACGCCACCTTTTTCCATTACATAATCGGTAGATGCCCAATGTAGCTCAATATTGCGACTTACGGCATTAAGGTTAATAGAACCGCTAAATCCTAGTCCTGTTACACCCTGCCATACTTTAGTGGTAATTAAGCCGCCCGCCCATACATTGTTATCCCAAGTGGCATTATCCCAAATACCTTCAGATTGAGTAGTAGGATTGAAAGATACCGCGCCCAATTGCGACTGAGTGTCAAAATCAACGCTTAAACCGCATAAAACGGCTGGTACGCCTCCAGTAGATTGAAGGATGGGTCTAACCATCATAAATCGTTTTAATTGACCTGCGCTATCAAAATAGCTATAGGCTTGTTGGGCTGTCGCGCTAATGTTATTACCATCATCAGATAAAGCACTAAATAATGTACTTACTGTTCCATCGCCACCAAAGTGCATATCGGCATCGCCTGACACTTCCCAGCTATAAGCTTGAATATTGGTAAATCTAGCCCAAGACTTAGTAATCGTGTGCATTACATATTGTTCAATTCCATTAGGAATCGGAATATTAAGAATTAACATATTTTCAGAAGCAAAATAGTTAATCTGCCATCCAAAATTGTCATAGTAATTGGTTGCAGCAACGCTAATAGGGTAATAAATCTTGTCAGTTAGGTTAATGCGGGGGTCTAAACGGCTAGATTGCAAAGCTGAAGAAAGTGGCACTAAACCATCTTGAGTTAGCAAAAGTAGGTCACCTGACCACTTAAAGAAGCATCTACGGTTAAAGGTTTGACCTAATTGCCATACGCCTTTTAATGCCCATGTGTCAGCAGTATTAGGGTCTGTACCATTATAAACAATAACTTCACCCATACTGGTTACAAATACGGCATAGTCATCCGCGCCTTGACCAGCATCAAGTGTCCAAGTACCCATTGCTTGCAAATAACCAGCATTACGGGCAATTCCACCAAAATAAAGGGGTTGGGCTACACCAGCAATAGAATTTACATCTAAATACCAGCAAGTAAGGCTATCTTTTTCAGTAAAGAAAAGACGGTTTTTAAACAAATTGACATTGATAAAGCGATTTGAGTTTACGCCTGTAATACCCAAAACGGTATAGCTTCCCACTACTGTAGCGTCAGCCGCAGGAGTTGTAGCCATTGTGTAAGTAAAGGTATTAGCACCAGTTACAGTAACAACATAAGAACCGTTGTAGTCACTTGCAGTCGCGCCAGTAATAGTCACATAATTGTTTGTTACTAGACTGTGTGGAGAAGCGGTAGTAAGTGTAGCTACATTGCCTACATGGGTAATAGAACTAATAGTTTGCGCGGTGCTTGTGGTTGCCAAATAGAACCAAGAAGTCCCGTTGTAGATCATTGTAGGGTCTGAACCGTTACAAGCTACTAAAAAATGACCTGCTGAATTGGTTAAATTGACCGATTGCAGTTTGTCGCTGGTAATACCGCTAAATACTTTAATTGCTGGATTAGGTTTTGTATCCCAAATATCAGTGCCAGCAGCACCAAATAAGCTATATCCGCTAGTTTTGGTGTAATTCATTAGCGTATTAACAGGGGTTGTTGCTTGATTTAGGTATGTACCAACGACTGTAGCGTTACCTGTTGGGGTAGAAGCCATCGTATAAGTAAAAGCTGTAGTGCTAATAACTGTAATCTTAAATACACCGCTATAAGCTGCTGGAGTTGTACCTGTAATAGATACATACGCGCCAGTGGCTAAACCATGAGCCGTTGTTGTAGTTAAAGTCGCTACTGCGTTTACATGGGTAATACTACTAATAGTCTTTACGCCAGTAGAAGTAGTCAAAACTGATACTACGGTGTAACCTTTACGCATTGTTACATCGGTTGGGGTTGGATACCAATTAACTAGCTGTACCGCATCTAGCGGTTGCATATTAGCTAATGAATCCCTACCATTCCAGCCACCTACGGGCGCGGGTACAGAAGTAGTTGTTGCGGTAAATTTTTTAGCTACGGTCATTATTAAGACCCATAGCCAGTATCGGGAATATTAGCCCAGCCAATAAGCACAGCACTTGGTTGTGGAGCAAAGGACAAAGTAGCAGAACCTTTGTCGTTAGCTTTAGCCACATTCAAGTACCGAATATAGTCTTGTTGTAATGAAGTCGTATCAAATGACTTGATTTGGAAGTATTTGAGTTTAGTCAAAATAGCGATAACTGCGCTATCCAATACGGATGTATCGCTATCGTTTTGGAAGCTATTAAGTACATCACCAGCGGCGTTTCTTACCCAGCCTTTAGAACGATACTCAAATCCTAAATACTCTTGGGTATTGTAAGGAGGCCAAATTTGGAATGTATTGCCAAGAATACGCCAGCGAACCCGTGGGCCAGTTGAGATATATCCTGATTTAAGCCATTGCCATTGCTGGGCATCACATGGGCCAAGCATCTGCCAGTGTTTAGTCTTATCCCAATGGGTGTTATCAGTAATAGTTTCGTAGTCTGCTGGTAGTGGGTAAATAGTCTTACTAAATGTGACTGTACCGCCTACAGAAGTAGCAGAAGCTAACTGGGTAGTAGTTAAGCTAGTTGAATCTATGACATTATTAACATAAGTATCTTGTGGGATGCTTGTGCCAACGATTGAATAAGTGCTGTCCAGCCCTGCTGTACTAGGAATGTTATTAAGTAAATAAGTTCCATTCGTAGTATCGCAGGTCGTGGTTATTGCAGTTGTATAAAAGCGATACTCCACCTCCAACGCTTGCCAATCGTACTCTTTAATCAAATCGTACCCAGCGCGGTTCATCAAAGCTAGGATTTGTTGCACATCCTGACTAGGGTTACCCACTACATATGAAGGCACGGCAAGGTTAAGTTCAGCAGTTACCTGCTGTACGAGTTGGAGCATTGTGGTGGACATATTTAAGCTTCCTCTGTGGCTACCGTTTTAGATTTACGGGGTTTCTTTTCACCAACAGCGGCAAGTATAGTTGCCATCTGCTCTTGCATTAAGGCTAACTTCGCATCTGTTTCAGCCTTTATTTTAGCAGTTTCTTGCTCCTTTTTGGCAAGTTCTTCTTTCAAAGCGTTAATTTCTTGATCTCGCTTATCAGATTCCGCTGTTTTATCGGCTAGATTTAAAAATGATTTTGCTTTATCTCTAAATGCGTAGGGTGACATACCTGCTACCATGCCAATCCGTTGCAATTGTTGATCCGATGCGTTTGCCACTGCTTCTACCGTGTGGAATTTAAGCCCACGGAGTTCTTCAGCTTGTGATTTAGATACTAAAGGCCATTCTGACAGGGGTGTACCCTCATAACCTTCGTTATCGTTGCCTAATTTATTGATATATTGCGCCCAATGTAGCGGAAAACGCTGTTTATGGTTTTCTAATGCAAAAGTATCAATTTCGGTGAGATTATCGCCAGCAACACAGATATTTACGAAATCAAACTCTTTGTAAATTGGTCTGCCAGCTTCCGTAGAAGCATCTTCTTGCTTAATTGCCCGTTTGTAGAAACGAACTGATAATCGTGAATCAGCATTTTGCTCATCGCTTGGTAAAGCCATTTTTAAATCTCCTAAGTAGTTAGGGTTAATTAAAGAAAAAAAGGGCTACCCTTTTGAGGTAACCCTTCGTTTTTACTACAAATTACTATTAAACGCTAGCAATACCGAACCAGCCATAGTCACCTGAAGCCATAGAAGCTCCTGATACATATGAACCAGCACCCAAAGTTACTTGGAATGTTGATGCGTTAATAACGCAGGTTGCTGTAGATGCTGCAATTGCTACACCAGCTTGCGCGAATACATAACGCTTGCCGTCTGAACCGAACACTTCAGCACCAGTAGGGCCAAATGTTGCGATCAAAGTACCAGCCGAATTAGGGTTGGTATTAGCTGTATTGTAAAGATCAATGCCAGCTAAAGGGGTAATTGAATATGCCATGATATATTTTCCTTTCGAATCAATGGATTAAGCGGTCAAAACGCCTTGCAAGAAGCTGTTTGAGCAAGTAAGGTTACCAGCCCAG